ATCGATCTAGTTTCATCAGAACATCATTCCGATAAGCCTCGTCATTTTCGTAACGTGGATCAGAGATCGCCTCGACCACTTCCGCTTGACTACGGAAGGTGTCCCGACTATTGGCTGGAGGCTTACCTTGTAGGGTTCGACCTTCGCTGCCAAAGGCGTTGTCGTATTTTGCTTTAAGCCCATCTACAGCAAGCTGAATCATTTCAGGTGAGCCGTTATCGATGATGGCCTCAAAGGCATCAACTGCATCTTCACTCAGGTTTTCACCAGCCCATTCAGTGATTGCGGAGTAGACCTCGTCACCACCTACGGATTCTTTGATAGATGCAACATCAGATTGACTGAGGTCAGCAGCGGCTTCGCCCTCCCCACCTACAGCATCTTGCATGGACATATAAGCACCGAGGAGATCGGCACTACTCATCTGACTAAGCGCCTCAAACGTCTCTTCAGAGATCTCACCAGTTTCGTAAAACTCTGCAGAGGCTTGACTGATGGCTTGTGTCGCCTCGGTCTCCTCGTATTCATATTCCTCATCATCGTATTCCTCATATTCCTCGCTATCTTCCTCTTCGCCTTCATCACCTCCCTCTCCCAGTTTCTTCTGGAGTTCGAGGTAGGCCTGTTCGAGTTGTGACGCATCTTTGTATTTACCTGCAAGCAGTCCTTCCTGCTCAGCCAACATCTGCTCACCGACTTCTAGCGAGTCCTGTTCATCAGCGTTCAGGACTTCTGCTTCGGGGGTGTTGTCGTAAGTAAGAGTTTCAGCCATCTAGTTGTTCGGGTGGTTGTTGTTGTGAGAACTGCTGAGCGAGTTCTTGTGCTTGTGGATTCTTCGTCGGATCCATCAACGGAGCAGACGCCATCTGTCCGGCCTGATCGACCAAGGACTTCTGGATGCCCATCTGTTGAAGTTGCTGCATATCGCCTTGCAGTTGCTGTGGGGTCTTGACGAGGTTGAGCACGTCAATGCCTTGTGCTGCTGCCAGACGTTTGATCGCCTCAGTCGGGTCGATGTACTTGACCAACGACTCAGGTCCGAGCGTCTGAGCAATGGTTCCGATGAACTGAGTCAGTGCTTCACGGTCCTGACCACGCCCAAGTGCATTCACACCAGCGACGATGGTCGGGTTGACGTAGTCCTTAGGGATCTTCGGCAACTGACGAGTTCGTTGCATGACCAGAAGGGTTCGAGCCAGGTACGGCTTGAGGAACTCGACGGTCAACAGGGAGAACAACCCACCGAGCTGTGACTCCAGCTCCATCTGAGTGAGGCGTACCTCTTCAGCTGTGGTGCGCTCACTGTTCCGTACGTTCAGTAGGAGGAACGCTTCCCCAATACGTCGTTCAATCTGTTGTGCCATCTGTAGGGCAGTGGAGAAGTCAGCTGTCTTGCCGACCTGAACCACCTGGACGTCTTCGGCCCGTCCTTGGACGATGGCTCCGTTGCCTGCCTTGGCAATGGTCTGAGGCTTTGTACTTGCAGCTGGGTTGACCAGGAAGACAACCTTTGCAGCTGCTGCTGAGCCTTCGCACAAAGCTTGGCTCAATGCTTCGAGGGAACGGAGGTCACCGAGGAACTCCTCGACACGACCACGTCCGTAGTCTTCGCCATCAACCGAGACCATGCGGAGCACGAGCCAGGGAGAGGCGTCAGCTGGTGCCTTGCTGAGGGAACCAGGGATGATCATGTCATCTACTTCCTGGTGCCATACCCACGAGCCGTTGTCCTGGCGTCGGACATAGGTGAAGACCTCAGCGTCCTCGTCGTGGTTGCTGCCCATATCCATGGACCTATTGGGATCTGGCTGGAGGTCAATCCCCAACACCTTCCTGTTGATCAACTCCTTAGTGACGATTTCGCACACGTAGCCGTTGCCATCACGGCTGACGACATAGCGGTTGAGAGGGAAGTTCTTCAGACCCTCTTTGCCCATAAAGATCAGGGCGTTCCCGCCAACGATCAGGTGCTTAAGAGCCTGGTGAACGACGACACGATCACTAGATGCAGAGACCTTGTCCATGACCATTCGTTCCATCTTGGCGAATGACAGGTCAAGTTCACTACGAATCTCAGCTGGAATCTCTTCCCCAAGTTTGTCGTCCCTTACTTGTAGTTTGAAGAACGATGTTTGTGGAGGAAGCAATGCCAACATAAGTTTGGCTGCCAAAGTCACAACAGCTTTACTTCCCACCGATTGCCAGGGGGTAGTCAGCTTTCGTTTACTTGGACGAACGCCAAGGTCATCAACAATAAGGTGGGGAAGCGTCAGCTCAGAACACTCAACTGCCCGATCAAGAAACTGAGATCGTGCGGTAGACAGTTGGTTGTACCGCTCTTTCGCTTTATACATTCAGACCTCCAGTAGATCCACCAGAGGCTTGCTGTGAAAGGGGGATCTTCAGATCAGATGCACCAACACGCTTGGCACGTTGGACAGACATCTTCTTAGCGAAGTCAACCTTTGGCTTCTTTTCTTTTTCTTGTAGAGCCTGCGGCGGCGGCGGTGGCTTCACCGGCTCGGGTGCTTTCTTCTGGATAGGTGGAAGCTTCGGAGGATCCGGCGGCTTCGGTGGTTTGAATCCAAGAATGTTTGCTACATCAACGCACATCTTCTTCTAAGAGTTCTTTAATAAAGGTCAAGACACTGACCTGCCCGGCCCGGTAGTAAATATCGGGAGGGAGATCAGAGGGTTTGACTGGCTCATCAGGGAATGCTTCCTCTAGACGAGCCAAGATCATGTCCAGTTTTTCGTACTGGAACTTAAGCGTATTGGGGTAGGTTTCGGTTGTCATGCTCAAAAAAGCTAGGCATTCTTGCAGCTCGTGTCTCAGAAAGTTGAGGAGCTTTGCCCTCATACATCAGCCGATCACTGGAATCCAGCCAGAATTTTTTGTTCAGATATTTGTTCTCTGCTGTAGTAGACAGAGGCTTCATCACCCAGTTGATCGTTGCCTTACGGAGTTTGTCGAGAGACTGTGACGTCTCCAGACCAAGCTCCTTACAGACAAGAGAGTTAGTGGCTACGTGGACTTGTTCGTCCCTACTAATATCGGCTGA